CAAATGCCAATGAAATTGCAGAAATCACCAATGCTACCTCAATAGTCATATTTTCATTCCTCCTTCATCGGTTGATATTTGAGGAGGGATGGAGGCTGAACTCCCTCCTCCCTTCCTGCAATTTACTCTGCCAAATCTGCACAATCTAAATCAATTAGAACCTGCTTTACTTGCTCCTTAATTCTGTCAGGAACTTCATTAAAGAATTTTACTCCTTTAATAATAAGAGTTGCATATACAACAGCCATTTCTTCTTCCTCCTTTCTAAATAGAAATTTTATGATTAGTCTAAATAACATCAGACTTCACCATCCAAAATTCTTTGTACCTCGTTTCTCAACTTTTCCGGCACATCCTCGATTGTTTTTAGCCCTTTTTTAATAAGGTCTGCATATACTCTCGCCATAAATTAACCTCCAATCATTTCGTAAACTTCAACCAATGCCAGTTGTGCGGCTGTTAATTGACTTTCCAATGAGTTGTTTTTTTCAGAAAGTATTTGAATATATTCATTCTTTTCATAAACAAACTCATCATATTCCCAGCCATCGAATCCGGGCATTTCATCAGTTCCTTCTTCGTGCAATTCTCTGATGTTTGTTCTTGCATAGACTGTCGATTCAAGTATTTCCAAATCAGGCGGTCTCTGGGGCTGTGTTCCTCTTACATTCTCGAATTTCTCCATTTTTAATTACCTCCTCATAAAATTGTTTCATTGTATCAACTAATGGCGCTATGTATTTACAAACAAGCCTAAACCCATCACACCATATTAGCCAACCTAAATATGAATTTAATGAACACCATTGATT